GACATAAGTGGCGAAAGCACTGAGGTGCAAGCCATCTGCAATGCAGTCCACACAGACGCAGTGAAAGCAGCTTATGCCGCACATCTAGAAGCACAAGAGGTGTAATAATGGCTGTAACATACACTTGGACGATCCCCACAGTAGAGCGAAATCTGTCAGACGGTGGAATTACTATTATTCACTGGCGTTGCACTGGGGTTGATGGTGACAACTCAGCGTCTAGCTACGGCACAACAGGCCATGAACCAGATGCAAGCGCAGATGGGTTTATAGCTTACGACAGCGTAACGGAAGCCAACTGCATTGCTTGGGCGCAAGCTGCGCTAGACAAGGATGCGACTGAAGCGGCTCTTGCTGCTCAGATTGAAGCAGACAAAAACCCAACCAGTGGCGCAGGAACTCCTTGGGCCGCATAACTTAGAAAGGAGATCAACATGGTTGAAGATAAAAAAACCATAACGATTGACGATGTAGAATACACAGAAGACCAACTCAGCGACGAGGCAAAGGCTTGCATTAATCATTTGGGTTCACTGGATCAAAAGATAAGAAGCGCAGAGTTTAATTTAGATCAGCTTAGAGTGGGTCGTAACGCATTTATGGACATGCTCAAAAAAGAGCTGAAAACCGACGAATAAGGCAAAAACATGACCGCATATTACGTTCAGCCAGAACCAAGCGCATCGGGCGGAGAGACATACTGGCTAGAGGGATATGCGGTCGGAGATGCCAAGTTCGCCGCAGCGCAATCTGACGGCACAAGCACTAGTATTACGGGGGTTACAAAAGTAGTTAACTCGGGAGCGGCAGCCGTCGGCGCGTCAACTTCTCTATTCGGCGGTAACAGAGTTGTCGCCGGCGCCCTTGTTCAAGAGCCAGTGTCGGCTACAGTTACCGGCGTCACACGCGTAAGGCAGGGAAGCGTTAGATCCGATGGCCAGTCTACGGTTAAGATTGGCTCAGTGCGTGTCAGAACTTCCGGAAATCTTGTCGAAGCAGACACGGTAATTCTTATTGGCGCCAATAACGTAATTGACGGCGCAGCCGCGACTAGAAGCCGATACGTTGTGGAAAACTACTGGCTCAGTGACTATGTGGGGCCGACGTCTTTAGCGACTACCGTTATAGGCGGCACAAAGTTAAATCTTTCTGCGGCTTTAACCGAAGCCACTTCTAGCGTTCTCATAGGCGGAAATAAGACGGGTGTGGCGGCTGCATTAATGAGCTCTACGTCTTCAATAATTATTGCAGGAAGCCTTACAACTACGAGCTCGGCAATTGCTGAAGCCACTTCATCTGTGTTTGCTGCTTTATCTAAAAAATGGGAAAAGGTAGACGACGTAGCTGAAACGTGGTCTGACGTATCGGACGTGAGCGAGACGTGGACGGAGGTAAGTGTTACCTCCGAAACATGGACACAGGCGTGAGTTATAGACGAGATTAGATAAAACCTATATAATGGGCTGAAGCTAGAGGAAATTAGATATGGCAGATACAACGACTACAACGTACAGCTTAACAAAGCCGGAGGTTGGCGCCAGTGCCGACACATGGGGCTCTAAAGTAAATACAAATTTCGACTCCATCGATAATTTGCTCGACGGGACGACGGCCATAGCGCCAAACCTTACGGCAGGATCATGGAAAGTAGGCGGCGTAGCAGTCACAAGCACCGCCGCAGAATTAAACATATTAGACGGCGCAACGATTACACTGTCAGAGCTAAACTTACTTGATGGCGATACGGCGGCTGTATCGACGACGTTGGTAGACGCAGACAGAATTATTGTGAACGACGCCGGCACGATGAAGCAAGTCGCGCTATCAGATTTGGGAACGTATGTCGCCGGAGGTGTTACCCTTACTTCTGTAGGCGCATTAAATAGCGGCAGCATTACGTCTGGCTTTGGGGCGATTGACAACGGATCTTCTAACATCACGACGACCGGTACAGTCTCATTTGGCAGCCTTACTGACGGCACAGTGACTATTGCCGACATTAAAGATGAAGACGATATGACATCTGGTAGCGCCACGTCTTTAGCAACTCAACAGTCTATCAAGGCTTATGTTGACGCGAGCGGTATAACCAAGACTTCTGGCGCCGCTCCTTATTACGGCGCTCGAGCGTGGGTAAACTTTGAAGGCTCATCTAGTGGGGCGACAGTGCGAGGCAGCCAAAATGTTGCGAGCGTAACAAGAAATGCCGCAGGAAATTACACTGTAACCCTTTCGGCGGCCATGCCTGATACTAATTACGCTGTGATGGTTAACGCTATGACTGCCGACTCGGTCGGGGGAGTTCGTTTTCACGGAGGATACCCAAGCTCTACAACTGAAGTAAACGTTTATACTACAAACGATAGTAGAGCCGGTGTGGATTTAACAATGGTTAATGTCGTAGTATTTGGATAGGTGCATAAATGCCTCTCGTTAAATTAGATATACCGGCCGGCGCGGTACGCAATGGCACAGAGTACGAAACAGGCGGAAGGTGGAGAGATATGTCACTCGTCCGTTTTTATAATGGTGTCTTGCAGCCGATTAACGGGTGGCGTAAGCGCGTTACCAACCAACTTACGGGTATACCGAGAGCCATACATACTTGGAGAGAAAACGACGGCACGCGTTGGGTTGCCGTTGGAACACACCAAAAGTTATACGCACTTGAGGCAGGGTTAATATTAAGCGACATAACTCCTACAGGTTTAAACGCAGGAGTAGCAGACCAAACTGGGTCTGTTGGGTATGGCGTTGGAAACTATGGCGAAGAGGCATACGGAGTGCCAAGGTCTGAGGTATCTGCGACGCTCGTAACTCCTGCGTCTGTCTGGAGCTTGGACAACTGGGGGGAGTATCTTGTAGGTGTATTATCAGACGATGGCCGGATATTCGAGTGGGACTTAACCTCGGGAACGGCTTCCGTAATATCAAATGCACCCGTAGGATGCGACGGTGTTATCGTTACGGAAGAACGTGTTATATTTGCCCTTGGAGCTCAAAACGATCCGCGCAGGATCGATTGGTGCGACCAAGAAAATAATACGACGTGGACGGCTGCGTCTACAAATCAAGCCGGCAACCAGATACTGTCTACTAATGGTAAGATTGTTACGGGTACAAAGATACGAGGCGGTACGTTAATACTGACAGACATCGACGCACATTTAGCGACCTATATAGGGCAGCCCTTCGTATATCGATTTGATCGGGTTGGCACTGGATGCGGAGCGGCATCAACGGCGTGCGTAACTCAGGTTGACGTTGGGGCCGTGTGGATGGGCAGAGACGGCTTCTGGATATACGATGGCGCAGTGAGGCCATTAGATAGCCCCGTCGCAGACTTTGTCTTCCGCAATTTAAACGAAAGCCAGATAACTAAGGTAGCTGCATTTAATAACGGTAAGCACGGCGAGGTCTGGTGGCTGTACCCAAGTGGAGACAGCAACGAGTGCAATAAGTACGTCTCTTGGAGCTATCGAAATAACACTTGGACATTTGGCGATTTAAACCGCACGGCAGGGTCTGATGGCGGAATATTCGGCGCTCCGATCATGGCATCTTACGACGGCTACATTTACGATCACGAGGTTGGTTGGGATTACGATGGCAGTTCCCCATTTGCGGAGACGGGGCCAATAGAGATTGGTAAAGGAGATAACTTAGCCGTCGTAAACCGGTTGATACCGGATGAGCGTAATTTGGGTGACGTTACGGCAACTTTTACGAGCAGACTATACCCAAACGCCTCTGAAAGCACGCACGGTCCTTTTACGCTAACCGCAGAAACAGACGTGAGGTTCACTGGCCGTCAGGTTAAAATGAAAGTCACGGGGGCCAAGAATAGCGACTGGCGCGTAGGGGATATGCGTGTAGACGTCAGGCAGGGTAGTAAAAGATGAGAAAGCTGCCAGTTGCAGGGCCAGAGTATGACTACAAGCTCGAGAATATACGTAACAGTATTCTCGAGGAAGAATTAGCTCTAACGCATCGAAAGCTCGAAAACATTCAGCTTGGAGCCGGAGATCTCATATTCACAGATGATTCGGGAAACCAGAAGACAGTACGCACGCTGCAAACGGCTGTAGACGACCCGTCAACCGGTTTGTCTGCCACTGCAAGTGCGGTGTCTACTTTGTCTACTAATGTGACGACGCTCGACGGCGAGGTCACAGCGTTATCGTCTAGCGTAACTACGTTAAGCACAACTGTCGGCACGAACACGACAAGCATTTCCACAAATGCAAGCTCCATAAACGGCATCGAGGGTAAGTATGCCGTAAAAATTAACAATAATAACCATGTGTCTGGCTTCGGGTTAATTAGCACGGCAAACAATGCCACGCCTACAAGCGTTTTTACGGTTACGGCTGACGCGTTTAAAATTGTTGACACGAGCGGATCGGCAACGCCTACGGCTCCGTTTGAGGTGTATACGTCATCACGCACCGTAGACGGCGTAAGCGTCCCTGCCGGCGTTTATATGGATAATGCGTTTATTACGTCAGCCAGTATCAAGACGTTAGATGCAGACGTAATTACAGCCGGAACAATTAACGCCGACAGATTAAACGTTGACGGCACTACAATTAGCACAAGCGGCGGCAACCTAATTGTTAAGGCCGGAGGCGTAAATACAACTCAAATTGCCGCTAGTGCCGTCTCGTCTTCAGATAGGTATTTTACGTCAGCCTCTAGCTGTTATGCGAGCAGCAGTGGAACATGGGGCGCTACTATATTCAGCCAAAGTATTTCTGCAAGCGCAGGAGATAAATTTTATATTTCTACAGAAACTCCTAATTTTAATTTAACCAGTTGGACAGCTAATACTTATTTTCTCCAAATGGCTACTTTTTTAAATAACGCATCTTTTTCCCTAATGTCGTTAATTTACCCAAATATGACTAATTATCACGGAGGTATTCATTATGGAGGTATATTCGTTGCCACGGCAACTGGGACATTAACATTAGACGTTAGATTTAAAACAAATAATACTGCGACAAATTCTGCACAAGCAAACGGCCTTCGCGTAAACGTGTTAAAACTGGAAAGATAGCATGAAGAGCTACGTAATATATAATTTAGATGGTGAGATTTTACGTTGCGGCGCAGTAAGTGATAATTCTTTTTCAGATATTCAAGACGCAAGCACTGAATTTGAACTTTTAGTAGATTGGCCTATAGACGTTGAAAATTACAAAGTTGTAGATAAAACGCTAGTTCTAAAGCCTGATGAAGAACTAGTCTCAGAGAGCCAAAACATGGATTTAGTTTTGTTTAGGCAGCAAAGAGACGGCATGTTATCTGCGTCAGACTGGACGCAATCACCCGACAGCCCGTTATCAGATACCAAGAAGTCCGAGTGGGCGACATACCGTCAACAGCTCAGAGATTTACCGTCAACGACAACAGATCCAAGCAGCCCGTCGTGGCCGCAGAAACCTGACTAGCCAAATGCATAATAATGTTATAGAATTGCAAACAAAGCCGAGCGTAAATATTCTTCCGGTGATGAAGGAAAACTTCAGAGACGTGATGAACGACGCAATGGAGTTACTCGCACCGGCGATAGCGAGGCAGTCTCACAACGTCACAATGCAAGACGTTGAGGACGACATTAGATCAGGTGGGTCGGTCTTATGGCTAATCCACTTGGAGGACAAGCTAACGGCGGCCGTGACAACTTGCGTCGTCAAGCACCCTCAGAGAACGACGTTAAAGATAGAGTTTATAGGCGGCACGAGAATGAGGCAATGGATGAACGAAGCAATAAGCCTTTTTAAGAAGTTGGCGATTGACGCTAAGTTAGATGGCATCGAGGCAGACGGCCGCAAAGGATTTGAGAAATACGTAGACAATTCAGACTTTAGAGAAGTTTACACGCATTACGAAATGGAGTTGAGCTGATGGGAACATCCAAAACTGAAAAAACGACAATGGACCCGATGATGGAGCAATTCTTTGGGGAGACGTATATTCCTGCGATACAAGGTTTCTTGGAAAGGCCATATGAAGCGTTTACCGGTGAGCGCGTTGCAGGGCTGACGCCAACTATGGAAAGTCTTTTGGGCGAAGCTCAGACGTTTCAAACTCCGGAAGAGTTTGCTGCGGCCAAGGGCGTCGTCAGCGACGTCGCCACAATGACGCCGGAGGAGCTTTCGCAAAGACGCGGCCAGTACGCGCAAGAATATACCGACTTAATACTAGATCCCACGCGCTCAAGACTAATGCGTGAGCAAGATATACAGCGAAGCCAAGAAGCAGGCGAGATGACTAAGGCGCTTGGTGGCGCAGGCTTCGGGGCGTCTAGGCGCGGCGTAATGGAGGGCGAGAGAGAGGCGGCCAGAGATGTTGCTGTAAGGCAGCTAGAGGCTGATGTTGCAGGGCGTGGATTAGATTACGGCACGCAAAGGCTTCTTTCCGACGTAGGTGTAACCACTGGAGCCGCAGGACAGTTGGCGCAGCTTGGATTAAGCGAGCTTGGAGCCGAAACTGACATATTTGGACGCAAGATGGCGGCGGCTACTATACCGCAGCAAATTGAGCAGGCCCAACTTGACGCGTTATTTGACGAGTATTCGCGCTCGCAGCAATATCCGTTAACACAGTTAAGCATGTTGACTGGATCTGCCGGAGCGTTGCCGCAAGGGTACGGCACGACGACATCACGTACTGGTGGGCTCGGGCCTGCGTTGGGTACTCTAGGAAGTTTGGGTATGGGCTTTGGCGCTATGGGTGGCGCGGCATCACCTATCTTTAATCCTCTTTTTGGCGGCAGTGGATTAGGTCTTAATTTTTAGGAAGTTAAAATGGCATATATACTAACACAAAATGACATAGACAGATTTGGCCTTATAGATGCTATGGCAGGCGACGCAGCCACGGCGGCAGACTTGCAGAAGATGGGGCTTGGCACATTGCCAAAGAGAGATACCCCAACAATAGACCCAGAGACAACTGACATTGCATTAACGGCTCTTCAAGCGACTAATCCGGTTAGTCCTATTCAAATGGAAGAACGCATAGTGCAGCCACGAGTTGAGCCGCCTGCAAGCTCTTTTACGAATATCACCCCTACTCCGACAGCCGTAACCGCGCCAAACGCCATGATGAGCTTGCTTGATCAACCTATATCACAAGACCCGTTTGAAAATTTAAGCAAAAATCAAAGAACAATGCTTGCATTTGCCGCAATTAAGGATGCAGGCATGGCGCTGCAAGGGAAAGAGGGCACAGCATTTTCTGGGACACTAACAGGCTTTAGAGAGCGTGCCGACATGGAGCGTAAGCGCCAAGCGGTAGCAGCTAGGCGTCAGCTTATGGGTAATCTTATGGGCGGCATGGGTATGGGCGGCGCAGGCGCGGCAGGCAGCCCTACGCAACAACGTGACGCAATTATGAGCGCCCTCACTGGCCAACTTATAGACGCCCCCACTGCAAACATTCTTCTTGGTAATATTGAAAGGCAAGAGTCTAATATGTCAGGAGCCTCAAAAGCTACGGCGATGATGGCGGATATTGATAACTTATTAGGTCTTGAAGGTCTCGATCAGATTGTAGGTGTAAAAGGCATAGCAACAGGCGCTCTTGAGACTCTAGGATTAGGCGCATTGCTGCCAGATGCACAAGTAGCCAGAGGCGTTTTAGACAAAATTAAAGGTGGCGTATTCCTAAACGCATTTGAAAGCTTAAAAGGCGGAGGCCAAATTACAGAGCTAGAAGGTAAAAAGGCTGAAGAAGCAGGCGCTAGGTTGCTTACAACTCAAAAACCAGAAGACTTCAGAGCCGCACTATCCGAGCTTAGATTTTATACTGATATTGCTAGACGTAGATCTATGGGGGAAAATATTCCGCCAGACACTTTTTACGAGCCAACAACTGGCGCGGCAGGAGCTTTAAGCGAAAGAAAACAAAAATGGCTAGGCGGTTAGAATGGCAGAATACACTGTAGAGGATTATCGTAAAGCAGCAAAGGCAGCTTACGAGGCAGGAGACATAGAAGCGGCAGAAGCGTTAATTGAGGATGGCATGGCGCTCGAGCAACGCCTCAAGCCTGCGCCAACTGGCGCTGAAATTGTTGAGCAATTTGATGATGGCGGCCGTATTCTAAAAAGCACACAAACTGGTCAAGAGACTTACGTTACTGATGGGTACGCTACATCAGACCCTGCACGTATAGCAGAAATACGAGCCGCAGGCGGTAAAGCCGGAGAAGTCTACAAAACGTCTATGGCTAAAGATATTATTAGCCAAGTAGGTGAGTTACCGGCAAGAGCTGCAAGCGCAATAAAAGGCGTACCATTTGTTGGTTCATATATCGACGAGATCATAGGGCAGTTTAGTCCAGAGGCTGCTCAGGCAACAAGAGCGGCACAAGAAGCCCGAGAGATAGTAGCGCCAGTTACAACCGGATTATCAAGAGCAGGCGTAGGCGTGGCAACCGCTATTCCTGCGGCTATAGCTGCTCCTGCAATATCTGTTACTCCGCTCGGCACTTCTTTACTAAGCCGTGTAGCAACAGGAATTGGCCTTGGAGCCGGCGTTGGGGGTTTGGAGGGCGCAATATACGGTTACGGCGAAGGGGGTACGCCTCAAGAGCGTGAGGAAGCCGCTAGGCAGCAAGCACTATTCGGAACAGGAGCAGGCGCAGTGCTCGGGCCACTGGGACCGACTATTGGCGCAATAGGCGGTAAAATTAGAGGGCGTCAGGTGTCAGCTCCTGCGCGTGAAATTGGACGAGAAATAGGTGCAAAAGAGCAGGCGCTAGGGTTGATAAGCGAAGCAGCTCGCATGGACGCTCCGACAGCCGCAGCTAACTTGCAGCGTGCAGGGCGTTACGGATCTCTTGGCCAAATGGGACCGGCGACACGAAATCTGTTAGACTTGGCGGCTTCATCTACTAGCGAAGGCGCAGCCATTGCGCGACAGAATATTGAAGAAGTTGCAGGACTAGCAGGCTCTCAGTTCAACGACTTGCTTGACGTATCTTTAGGTGGGCCGCAGGCTGCCCAACAGTTACAAGACTTGCTTATGGAAGGTACCGCAACGGTCAGACGCACTGAATACGATAAGGCTTATCAAGCGCCAATAGATTATGCCACTTCACAAGGGCGCAAACTTGAAGAGCTGCTAGGAAGATTGGATAGCGACGTAATAGCCAGAGCTGAACGCCTTATGAGGCTAGAAGGGCAGCCATCACGACAGATTCTAACTCAATTAGATGACGCCGGCAATGTTATTGGCTTTGAGACCTTACCTGATGTAAGGCAAATTGATTACATTACCAGAGCCCTAAAAGATGTATCGCCTACCGCAGCTCCAGAGGAAAAGGGCGTGCTAAGAGCGTTATCTGGGGATATACGAAAAACACTAGATGAAATAGTCCCACAATATAAAACGGCCAGAGATATTGCCGGAGACGTGATTAGCCTACGTGATGCGATAGACTTTGGATCAAAAATGCTTAACCCAAAAACAACTCGATACGAAGTACAGCAAATTGTAGACGGTATGAGTAAATCAGAGCTAACAGGCTTGAAACAAGGATTAAGAGGCCAAATTGACGAAATGATGGCTAATGCGAAGTCATCTTTAACAGATCCAAATCAAGACGCCCGTGAGATGATTAAACCTCTAAAAGATATGCTAAGTAGAGCATCAAAAGAGAAAATAGGCATAATACTTGGCGACGACGCAACTCCATTTTTGCGTCAGTTAGATGAAGTTTACTCTGCTATGTCTATGAGAGCAGGAGTAGCTCAACAAAGTAAAACAGCTATAAGAGACATGGCTAAAGAAGCTGCAAAAGAAAGAATTGAGCCCACAATGGGGCAGCTAATGGGCGAGCGTGGGCCATTTACAGGAGCCTTTGAGGCGCTACGCCGAGAAGCAACGCAGACACCATCTCAACAGCGTGCGTTTGAAACGCTAATGGGTGAAATTGCAGAGCCACTTACACGTCAAAAAGATCTGACACAGCTACTACAGCAAACGCAGCAACTACGCCAAGCTGCGCCGCAGTTACAAAGAGCCGAGGATATATATGAAGCCGGCAAAAGATTTGGAACTTATGGCGCGATAGGCTTAACGCCTGCAATGCAGACGCTAATAGGGCCGCGTTAACCCCTCTTCTTAGCCTTCTTCTTCGGCGCCTTGCCGCCTTCCCAAGCTTCGTTTTCCGGTGTGGCAGGGTCATCTGCTTTTAGCGTGCCGTTACTATTGCGAGCTCGCTTTGGCGCTGATGATTCGGTTAGTGCGGTTATCTCTGCGTCTTGGCGTTTAATAATTGCCGCAGCATCTTCGCAAGCTTGCATCATTGCCCGAGGGTTTGAGATCCTATGTGGGAGCTCAAGTAGCATAATTAAACTTTGTTCTTTTTCACTTAACATTTTATTCTCCATGACGTTAACATGCTTTAAACTACCAGATACTGCTTGTTTTTCAATACCGAAGCCTATATGTAGTAAAAAGATACCTCCAAGAGCCTTGCCTGTTTGGCTCTTCAACTAGCCCCGAGCTTCCTCCCAATTTGGCTCGGGGTTTTTTTATTTGCATTATTGTTAACTTGCGGTTAACAGTAAGAGCACAAGGAGGAAAACATGCAAGCAATAATCGATGAAACTAATAGCTGCCGCGTATGCCGTGGCGAAGGTAAAAATTGGGAGTGGGATTACTCTCAAGTCGTAGACAAAGATGTCCAGACAGTTAGCGCGTGCCGTTGGTGCATGGGCACTGGATACGATTGTGTCATTATAGGAGGTTTAAATGACAAAGTGGGATATTAATATTATGGGGCCGTCCGTGGTTAACATGCAGGAAGTGGCTCCAATTATTAACCGCCTCGAGCGTAAGATTGAGGTAATGAAGCTCGATCAGAAGGCGTCAGGCTCTTTAAGATACCACGACAGCAACGAAATGCTTTCTCTCGTCTCAATATTAAAAGAGAAGATGAATTTAAAATGGTAAAAATAAGAGCCAACGAATACGACTGGTACAAAGTATTGCCAGTTATGCGTAAATATGCAAAAGCAGAAAGCGAAGCAGCCGCTAGAAAGTGGGGCTTCGGGACAATGGACCGCGTAAAGGCAGGTCAAAAGAGCGGCGCTATAGGCGGCTCTCACAGTTGGAAGACGCGACCAATGACTGCGTATGCCAACAAGATAAAGTTGATGTTGGCTAAAGGTATCAGCGTCAGCGAAATTGCAACAATTTTAAATAAAACAGATGCCGCGATAAACTCTGCGATAAAGAGGCATGGCATTAAAAAGGAGGGAAAATAATGATTATTACATATTACACATTTATGATGCTAAGTTATTTCGTCGAGGGCGAACAGGTGACACATAACATCGTTTTCCCAAGTTATGACGCTTGTAGCTACAGCAAAGAGGCAATGTTTGACACGTTTGAGCCGCATTACGATACGGTAATCTTGTACTGTAAAGGCACTAATGTTATGTCTAAGGACATCATTAAGCCGAGGGTACGACCGGAGTATGGCAATTAAAGATCCTCAAAGGAGGAAAGAATACCAAAGGGAATACGGGAGGAAGTGGTATTTAAAAAACAGAGAAAGAGTCATTGCGAGTAATAAGAAAAACAAACGCAAGCGACATCTCAAGTGGTTGGAATACAAGTCTACTTTTAGTTGCAGTGAGTGCGGAATAAAGCACCCTGCACTAATAGACTTCCACCACAAGGACGGAGAAATTAAAGAAACTGAGGTAAGCACTTTTGTAAATCAGGGCCAGTATTCAAGAGCATATGAGGAAGTTAAGAAGTGTATACCTCTTTGCCCGAACTGCCACAGAGTGCATCACTGGAACGAAAGAAAGAAGAATGAACGAAATACCTAATTATTTTGAAATAGCAGAAAAAATTATTGATAGAGCCAAAAGAGGGTTGCCGCAGGATCGTTGGATGCGTGGCGATCACGAGATGGAAGCCTTCGTCAGAGCTTACATTGGCCTGATTGATGCGTGCGCTACAATGCACAAAGAAATGATTAAGCGTGGCGTTGAGTCGATGAGCATCGACCCTGATAACACCTAACTAAGCCATTGGTAGACTTTTTTAGTTTCTTTATTCCGATGGTCGAGGCCAGTATAGCCACCGTTAACGCGCTTAGTGATTTTCTTAATTACCTGATCGTTTACGCCTTCGTCGGCAAGCTTAAACAAGCCGTTCTTATCGAAGAACCAAATTGCTGTATCGAAGGCGTATTCCTTCTCAACCAAGGATGGATCGTTTAAGATCTCCGGAATACGCATGTCATTGGCGAAGGCAGAGTAGTTATTTTTTCCGGTTAATTGCAGAAACCCTCGGCCTATAAATTTGGAGGCGTCGCCGGACCCTTCAACATTACCCATCCGACCCGAGTAAACTTTCTCAGCTAATTTCTTCGGATTGCGTGCGTATGGCTCTGCCTCCGTCGGACTGGGGAAGCGGCTTGGCCATACCTTCATCAGAGCTTCCACAGAGTAGCTTAAATTCTCCCGAACATAGCGAAAAGAACCGCTCTCGTGTATCACTTGGCCAATTAGGTGCGCTCCGCGCTCTGGTGCGAGCTCATAATGCTGTGCAATGGCTCTGGCAGTGTTAGGGCCAAATGAGCCATCTGGTTTGCAGCCACACTTTTCCTGTAGCAGTTTTAGCGCGTCGCTCATTTTTTCATTTCCAAGTATAAACGATATACATTTGCTGCCGTGTTAATTGTGACGGCGGTGAGCAGGCATAAAGCGATAGTAGTTGTCATTTTGTCAGTCCCTTCTGTTTTTCGTAAGTGCGTAATGTGCCGATGCCGAGCATACCGCCTAGAACTGGTAGCAGTGTTCCTATGTCAAACTCTGGCAGTGGCGGCGTCTCTAAACCGGCATACGACAATCCAAATATCAATACTGGCTGCAATACAAAGTGATATGCAAAAGCTATGGCACATGACCATCCCACGGCAGGGCGCCAACCGCCCTTGAAGATTGATCCAGAGGCCGCTTCGGCTTTGTTTATTTCTAACTGAGCCAACATAACCTCTTGGCCGTGTCGCTCCGCCATCGTGGCTATCTCGTGAGCCAGTAAAGCCTTTTGGTCTTTGTCCTCTATAACCTTATCGAGAACGCCGGCCACGGGGCCGATGAGCTTCTCTACTAAGTTAATCATGGAGCCATCCTATCTGTTTTTGCTTCTTTGCCTAGCCATAATGCAAACGAGGCGGAAAGACTAGAAACGACTATGCTTACAAAAGTTGTTTGCTGCGTTGTCGCTGTTACTCCCAAACTCATGTACCAAAGACACACTTTCCAAGTCAGTATAATCTGACAGAGAAAAGCTAGTCTAGGAAGGATCTTGAGTTGGTCTATTGCGCTTGCGGTTATCTGTACCACGGAGAAATCTCCTCGCTATATTTTTATACGTGGTTATTATAACGATTTTACCGTCATCGTCTATGACTATGTATTTCCCGTTAATCTCTATCAACCTCAAGGCAATGCACCGCCATATCGTTGTCGGTCACCATGACAGACGCTTTCTGGAGAGCAAGCTCGCACTGTTCCTGAGACCCATATGTCCCGACTTGGTAGTATTCAAATTTACCAGTTGAAGCAGTGAAGTGCATCCAGACGAGAAACCACATTTACCAACGCCCCTGCCACTTGCCTAATAGATAAAAACCAACAAATAAAATACCGCCACTGATTGCAAAAATTACGGCGCCAATGGCAAAGTTAATCATGGCGTCTATTTGCTCCTGCTTCCGATACAACTCATCCTTACGCCTTTTACGTTGCTGCGCCTCGATGGCCAAGACTTCCTTCCACGCGCTCGGTCCGTACATAAAACTGATTTCATTTTTTAAGGATTCTCGCATTTCCTTGAATTTACGCTCATTATTCCAAAGTAAGATCGCTGACTCCTCGTCGCTACCTCGGAATGTCTTTTTCCAGAAGGGAGGGTTCTCCTCACGCCGTTGGAGCTCTGTAAAATCTGAGAACGCTTTGCCCCACTGATTTAGTTGGCCGGCCATTTTTCCTAGATCCTCGCCGGCGGAAAT